AATTAGCAGCATCTAAATTGAGGATCAGTCCATTCATTACTGTATTCGGTCCAAATCCTAAACTCATAACCCAAATCGTCCTTTCTCCGCATGATATATATTATAGACTTCATTAGCACTTAACGATCTATTATAAGCGAGTATGCTAGCAATAAACCCGTTATGAAATCTAGCTGACCATCCAACGCCGGTTGTTATCTTATTAAAACTTCCAACAAAAGCGTCAAGATTACTTCCAACATCCTGCCTTGAAGACTGTTGATACACTCCGTTTAAATAAGTGTTAACAATCGGAGTTGAATCTCTTGTTATAGCTGCATGATACCAAGTATTAGTCTGTAAACCATTCGCCATTATTTGATATCCGGTAAAGATATTTACATTAGTAGTGTTTCCACTAAAAACCCAAGCTAAAGATCCGTTCGCTGCCATTTCTAATCTTGGTCCAGCATTTGCGTTTCCATAAAATCCATAATTAAAATCTAGCACGTTATTATAGTTTGCAACAACGTTAGTCTTGAACCATACGGTAACTGTAAATTGACTTACTCCAGTTATACTGTTTGAAGCAACTGTTGTGGAGTTTGTTCCATTATAACTCAATAAACCTTGATTACTAGAAGAATAGGATACGTTAGATAGAGTAGAGGATGATTTAGTAACTAAATCTGTCCAAACAGTTCCTGTGGCTGGATAACTTCTATAATTTCCTGCGTCTAAACTAAGAATTAATCCACTAGTAGGTATATTAGGTCCAGATACTGCTGCCATTATAAACCAAACCTTCCTTTAAGTGCGGCATAATTTTTAATTACTTCAATTTGAGTTAATCCACGGTTATAAACACTCAAGTTAGCAATAGAACAAGGTAAATTCCTACCCGCGAATGATGGATTCTGAGCCATGCATATCCCGGTTGTAGTTATATCAAGAGGAGCCGTAGCAGCATAAGAGAATGTCTGCTTCCCATTTAGATAGCCAACTATATTTGATTGATCGTAGGTTACTTGAATATTATACCATGTATTATCATTAATTGTTGCCAAATTATTTAAAATTTCCGCGACTCCACTTAATTTGACTGATAGTTCAAGAATATTCGAAGCGCCATTCTTTTTTCTAATATCAAAATTAGGATTTCCAGCTATCTGATCAGACAAAAGACATGCATAAGAACTAGCAGATGAAAATGTTGAACTATTAAACCATAAATTTAAACTGAATGCAGCGCTATTAGGAAGCATATTTGTTTGAGCGTATTGATTTGTTCCATTAAAAGTCAGATATCCTCCCGTATAAGTAGGATTATTATATATAGATGCCGAGTAGTTGCTTTTAGTCCTATCAATCGGATTAGCTAGATTAATAATTGGACCAGTGTTTCCAAAAGATGTTCTAACAACTCCAGAAGTAAATCTAAAATCATCCATATATCCGCTAAAAGGCCCGCCCCCACCAATAGTAGCTCCGACGATAGTTGAAACCGAATTACCTAAAACGCCCGTTTGAGTAGCGGTTCCTACAAGGGTTCCATTCTTATATGCTGAAAGCGTATTTCCGGATCTTGTAATTGCTAGGTGGTTCCAAGCTCCTGTTGGAAAATTACCACTTAGTGGAACTGTAGTTGCTCCATATACGTTATATTGTAGATTACTACTAGAATCTAAATAATATACTATTCTATTTGCAGCTTCATTACCAACTTGAAGAATCGTACTTTGACTAGATGTTGCAACTGGATATATCCACGTTTCAAACGTAAAATTACCTGTTTGTGATAAATCTCTCGTAGGTGTTAGATAATTATTTGTACTAAATGGAACACTGCCATTACCGAATTTTACCTGTGCTGTGCTTGGGGTTACAGTTCCTCCCACTCCAATTGTACTACTAAATTTACTAGTATCAGCTATAGGAGATGATTCACCCTGTAGTTGTAGTAATACATTATTGGGATATTGTTCATTTTGTCCGCCCGGATATGATTTTACGTTTGCAAAATCTATGCAATAAACTAATCCATTTTTTACTATAGAAGGATTATAGAAAGTTCCCACGTTAGATAATCTCCTTAAGGATATTGATATCCATATGTTGTTGTTACTTGATTTCCTGTTAATGAGCAAGCTGGATTATATGTAATACACGAAGCCCAGACCTGACCAAATGGCGAACTTGTTCCATTTAAAGTAACACTTGCAGTTCCAAGACCGGATATAACACCATCGTATGTTCCAGAAGATGAATTTTGCGGTGAACTTCCAAATCCTGTCCTATAATATGTAACTCCACAACTATTAGATTGGAATGTAAACGTAACTACACCATTATTACATCCAAATCCACCCTGACCATTCGGGCAGCTTACAGTAATGGTTGGATCTGTAACACCTCCGGGACATGTATATCCAGCAACAGTTCCAGAACTCACAGTACTGTACACCCCACTAAGATATGCGGCTACCTTTACCGTTAATGTACCAGCACCTATTGCAGTTGGTCCAACAGTACCACTACAGGTATTTAGATTTTGCCACGGAGGAACTAAATAAATATTTTGACAATTAACGAAATATGACCCAGCCACGCCCGAAGTAGGGTTACTACCATCTGTAGTAAAAACTAAACTTGCGTTAGTAGTAGAAGTTCCTACAACACCTCCAGTTAAAAATCCACATGTATTACCAAGTGAACCTAATCCAGTCGGAGGCGAAACACTTACTGTCCCGCCACCACCTGTATTAATTTTAATTAAAAAAGATGTTAAACTTGGAATAGCAAAACTCATGCCAGATCTCCCCCAAGCACGAAATCGTTTGCTCCACGTCTATATATAGAAATACTAGAGTATTGAGTTCTAGACTTATTCAATCCGCCCGGCGAACGCATTGTATTACTTCCACTTGCTATAATAACACCGCTACCAATATTGACAACCATACAGTTCCATCCGGGAATATTAACAGTACCTAAAGTAAAAGTTCCAGAGCCAGCCACACCCGTTTGTTCAATAATATATCCGTTATGAACGTCTGTTAAAGTTAATCCACCAGTTGATGTAATAATTGTTGGGGTAATTGCTCCACTAATCGCGCCACTCGATGTAATAGCCAGCAACCCACTACCAGAAGAGTTTTGAACTTCAAATAAGTTAGCAGTTTGTGAAGCGGCTGATTTTATTACTAAACCTTTAGTTGCGGCAGATAGGGGGTCTACTTCTAACTGATTAAGAGACCCTGTTCCACCGATGTGCATTCTGCCCGAAGCATCAATTACAGTTAAAGTGCCGCTAGAGAAGTTTTGAGCTTCAAATATATTACTTGATGATCCACTAGCAGGGCGAATAATTAATCCTTTATATCCGCTAGGGGATGTAATTTCCATCTTACCTGAATATTGACCGTAAGTTTGGCTTGTGCCTAAACCAATAAATCCATCAAATTCACCAAGTTTTACTAGTCCGGAAGCATCCACTTCAATGAATGGCATACCTGAAATATCGGTTACAGCAAATATACGACCAGATTGTAACCCATCTGATATACTGAATAATTGTCCGGCTGTACTTTCGAAAGAAAGAGTTGAGTTAGATAAGATATTCATATTCATTGGATTAGCGCCAGTGCCAGTTCCTGTGAACACTAATCTCTTATTAACTGTTGAATATAGTATACCCGTATCATAAGATAGATTAGAAGCCGTACTCCAGAAAGCGACTCCGCTTGGGGTTCCTGAGCCACTAATTCCTGTTGTTACAGGCTGAGAATTCCAATATAAACTTGTTCCACTAGCATATAAAGCACCCGTCGTAGAAGATGGAATACCACTTGAAAGATTTATGCCAGAGCTTACAGTTAATGCTGTTAATGTTCCTGTTCCGCCTAAATTTACTGTAACGGCTGCACTTCCATTAAATGTAGTTGCAGTTGAACCGCTCAACCCTGATCCAAATGTTAGTGCGTTTGTAGTAGTACCGCCCCCACCACCACCTCCAACGGCAGATCCATTAAAATATAGCGTAGAACCACTCGCATAAAGTTTATTTGTTGTTACTGCTGGAATTCCACTAGACAATGTAATACCGCTAGAAAATGAGGCAGAAATGCCAGAATAAAGTCCAGTCGTATCAATATATGATAATATTGTTCCAGCGGAGTTTTGCCACTCTTGTAGATTAGCAGATTGCGAATTTGCGCCTTGAACGATTAAAACTTTATCAGTCGCATTTTGCGGAATGATTTGTAATGTAGAATTAGGACTCAAGTTTGAAGCTGATACACTTCCAATCGCTAATCTTGCAGTTGATATATCGCCTACAATAACTTGTCCAATATTTAGTTTATTAGAATAATTACCCGAAAGAATACTTGTAGAAGAGTTATTTCCAAGTATTGGATTTTGTATTTCGATATTGCCACTACCATTATTTCTTGCGCCCGCGCGAATACCGATAAATGTATTAAGTTTACCAGATGAAAAATATCCAGCAAAAGTACCAAAATAGATATTATTTGATCCACTAGATGTATATCCGGCCTGATACCCTATTGCATTTGACGTACCTTCATCCCACGCATTAAACATAGGTTGACGGCCTATATATATTGACGCATTAGCAGTTCCAGTTGCATTTTGACCAGCGCTTGATCCTATAAAAATATTATAATCGCCCTGTTCATATCCATTTGCAAAAACATTATCACCAATAAAAATAGAAGCATCATTTCCTCCCAAAGTAGATCCGGATGCCGCTAAATTTCCCATACATATAGTGGTTTTAGTTCCAATAACTCCATAATTTATATTATATCCAGCACCATATCCTATATTAATTTGTCTATGAGATGTAGAATTGGATACGTTTGTTCCACTTGTACCTGCAAAATTACCAATATATATATTATTAGGTTGTATATTAGATCTGCCGCTCGCAGTTGTCGAATCTCCAAGTATAACTCCAGTAGAAAATACTATTCCACTAGAATACTGAGTAGACAAATGGGTTGCTGTAATAGGCAGTAATGGAATGTTATATGAAGTTCCATTTATTCTTGCTTCAATAAGTTTTGATATACCGCTTGGCGAAGCAGAAGTTGGTGATTGTTCTCCAGTACCATCAGATTTACCAACTTTAGTCGAAGCAGAGCCTATAACTAATTGATTATTTTGGTTTGCTTGTGCGCCAGATCCAATAGCGATACTACCAGTAATAGAGTTAGTTCCAACATCAGCGGAAGTTCCTAATAGCGTATTTCCCGCTCCAGTAGTAATAGTATATCCAGCACCATACCCTAAAAGTGTATTGCTACCACCTGTAGTTATTGAGTAACCCGCCTGTCTACCAATTATAACATGGTTACTAGAATTAGTAGCAGCGTTCATTGCATTTTGACCAATCACAACGCTATTACTTATTGTATTGTAAGCATTTGGTAATGTTCCCTGACCCACAACAACATTATTACTACCTGATGGTGCATATAAGTATGCAGTATCCCCCATAATTGTATTGTTAGATCCGACAGTAACTGCTGAACCAGCACTATTTCCAAAAGCTGTATTGCCACCGGCAGTAGCACTTTGTAATGCACTATATCCAACAGCAGTTGTTGCTGCCGTTGCAGATGCTCCAGCATTTTGCCCAATAAGAGTTGAATAGCTAGAAGTTGTTATACTTGTTCCCGCATTTGCACCTATAATAACATTTCCGCCACCAGTTGTAATTCCTGCTCCTGCACTAAGTCCAATCCCAACATTGTATTGTCCACCGGCATATCTAAGAGAATTACTACCTATTGCTGTATTATTACTACCGCTGGCATACTGCATAGAGCTATCACCAATTGCTACTGAATTAGTGAATGAACTGGTAGCACTTGCCATCGCATTAACGCCAATAGCTGTATTATTATTACCAACAGTGCCAGCCATAGCGTTAGCACCGATTGCGGTATTCAATCCAGCACTACCCATATTAGAACCAGCACCATTACCAATAACAGTAACTGAATTCCAAGTGCCATTGAATGTATTTAATGCATTAGCTCCTATAGCTAAATTAGTACTATTTCCAGCAATAGTTTGAGACATTCTACCACTTGGATCAAAAACCGTTAAGGCTGTTCCAGAAGCATTTTGAAACTCTAAAAGATTTGCGGTTTGAGAAACTGCGGCCTGAACAACTAGTGTCTTATCCGTTGCTGCATTAGACTTAACTTGGAGAGTAGCCGTTGGAGCAAAATTACCAGAAACAGATCCATCTCCAACAAATATTTTCTTAGAAGCCATATCGCCGACAATAGTTTCTCCAATATTTAATTTTCTATTAAATACAGATGTTCCATATAATGGAGGATTAGTGTTATTCGCTCTAATTTCTATATTACCAGTACCATATACTCTAAGTCCAGCATTATATCCAATACTTACATTATATGTACCAGACCCTTGATATCCAGCTTGATATCCGATATTAGTGTTATAACTATATGTACCATTAGAGTCTTCACCGCCAGCACTATATCCAACAGCAACATTATATGATCCTGAACTATTTCTAAAAGCCCTATATCCAATTACTGCATTGAAGTCGCCGCTTACTGCCGTTCCATTATTATTTTGAGCCGCGCTAGTACCTACAATAACATTATAGTTTCCCGGAAAACTATTACCAGCTTGATTACCTATAAATATATTTGTTGTTCCAGTTGCAGATACACCTGCGTTTGGTCCTATAAAAATAGGTGAAGCACCGGAAGCAAGCTGTCCAGCAGAATTTCCTATGAATATATCCGATGTTGTAGGAGATATTCTTCCACTTGCAGTATTTATATCGCCTATAATAGTTCCAGTAGAAAATATTAATTGGTTTAAAGTTCCGGTTCCACCTAAGTTCATAGTCACATTACCAGATCCGTTATAAGATCCAGAAGTAGAACCCGAAAGACCACTACCAAAAGTTAATGTGGCGGCATTAGCAGTATACATTACTTGTTGGGCAGTCAAAATAACAGAAGGAGTTGAGGGAACTGTAGGTGAAGACTGTGTTCCAACATACGCTATAACTACGCTTGTGCTATTAGATGCACTAGCAAGCTGAATGTAGTCCCCGGAATTAAAAGTATATATATAATTACAAATACCACCTATAGCGCCACTACCGCCCGCGTGTTGGGGTGGAATTGTAAAAATAGTATTAGACCCGGAAACATCTGCCCCATTTTTTCTAAGCCATACATCAACATCCTGAGATTGACTTACTCCATTCAAAAATTGAATTGAATAAGTAATACTGTAAGTTCCGGGAGCATTAAACACCATTGCATTTCCACCAGAAATACTTATGTTTCTAGCTTCTGCAACCTGACCGATACCTATTACAGTTACTCCAGTAGTAGATGGATATGTTTGTGTGGTTATATCATAAAAGGAACCATAATTTCCAGATGCCCCACCGGGACCAGCGGGTCCGATTGGACCACCGCTAACAGCAAAACCATTCCAGAAAAGAGTTGATCCGCTTGCATATAAGTTATTATTAGTTGTTACTGCGGGAATACCGGCAGTTAATGTAACACCTGAACTCACAACAAGATTTGTAAGATTACCCGATCCACCAAGAGCGATATTTCCAGATATAGAACCATTGAAACTAGAAATAGTTCCAGCAATACCAGAATTAAATGTAAGTGGGTTTATTGTAACACCACTAACATTAGCTCCATTAAACTGTAGATAAGAACCACTATTATATAGTTTATTAGTAGTAACAGCAGGAATACCAGTTGGAAGTGTAATACCGCTAGAAACTGTTGCTGTTATTCCTGAAACAGCACCACCAGAATCAATAATAAATAGCGGAGATCCACCACCAGTATTTACTTCTAGTATATTTACTGACTGAGTATTATTTGCTCTTACAACTAATGCTTTTGTACTTGATGATGCGGCAGTTACATCAATAGAAGCTGATGGCGAACCAGTTCCTACACCTAATTTACCTGCCGAATCAAATGCTCCATAAGTTATACCGTTGTTGCCCCATTCAATAAGATTTGCAGATTGAGATGCGACTCCAGAAACTACTAGCGCTTTACTAGCACTACTTGTTGAAGTAATGGTTCCAATATATACAGATTGACCACTAGATATTACAACACCACTAGTTGAATTAAAATATGGAACCCATCCAATAGTTCCAGTTCCATATAAATTATTTGAAGGCAATCCTATTGTTACCGCCGAAGATCCGTTAAATGTACTAGATGTAAAAGTTAATCCTGACGCAAATGTTAATGCGTTTGTTGTGGTTCCACCGCCAATAGGTGATCCATTAAAATATAAAGTTGAACCGCTTGCATAAAGTTTATTGCTTGTAGAAGATGGCACTCCACTTAAGAGCAATAGTCCGCTTGAAGAAGAAAGAGAAACACCAGAAATTTGACCTAAATAATCTATCGTTGCCAAAGTTCCACTTGAAGCACTTTGAATTTCTAAAGTGTTTGAAGTTGAGCCTGATCCCGGACGTAAAATAAGAGTTTTATATCCACTAGGAGCATTAACTTCCATTTTTCCAGAATATTGACCATATAATTGGCTCGTTCCAATTCCTAAAAAACCATCAAATTCCCCAATTTTAATAAGTCCAGAAGCATCTACTTCAATAGATGACATTCCAGAAATATCATTAACAGAGAAAATTGTTCCTGAAGCAAGACCATCGCCTATAGAAAATAACTGACCCGCTGTAGCTTCAAAAGATAGTGTAGAGTCCTGTAGAACATTTAAATTAATACCACTAGCACCAGTGCCAGATCCAGTAAATACCATACGATTATTAAAAGCGTCATATTTAATTGGATTGATTGCAGTACCGGACCAAGGGGCGAAATATAAACCGCCCGATTGATCGATAGTGAATATACCGCTACTATTAGAACCAAGAACTTCAAAAACATTAGTTGCTTGAGAAGAGTTAGTTCTAATAATAAGTCCACGATCTCCCGTGGACGCAACTGTAATATCTAATGTTCCAGTTGGAGTTTGAGTATTTATACCAACTCTATTATTGGCATCATCTACTCTAAATAATGGATCGGCATTTCCTGCTGCCGACCCATCTCCAGCATAAAAGTCTACACCGCTTGGAAGTACAAAGGGTTTTTGAGCCATGTTTTAACTATCCTTATGAAGTCATAGAAATTCTTGTAAATCTAACTAAATTACCTGTGGCAGCTCCTGCTCCTAATAATCTTACATTTCCAGCATTAATATCCGCACTTAATGTTATAAGAGGAGAAGTTCCGCTTGTAAAGATTTGTCCATATTCTGTAACATAAGCTGTTGTTCCATCGTGTAAGACAAGAGCTTCTGAAATTTGAAAAGCGGTTCCAGCCGAATTTTTTGTTTGAACTAAATATTTGGCAGAACGATATGTTGAAGTTGAGAATGAATCAATAGCAGTTGTAGCTGTGCTAACTGTAACTTCAGCATTATTAGCATTGATATTTGTATATCCAATGCTTAATATATTATTTGTGCCATCATAAGTTAAATCAGCATCCGATCCTAAAGTTCCAGTTGCAGTCCAGTAAGCAACTCTACTAGCAACACCAGATCCACTTACACCAGAAGCAGAGTTAGCTGGAGTGTATCCAAGAGCAGTCGTTACATCGTTTGAAGTCAAGGCGTTATAAGAAGGAGCGGTTCCAGCACCATTAGTTTTTAAGAAATAACCACTGGTAGAAGCTGCTAATTTACTTAGTGTTCCAGTAGCAGATGCGTAAAGGATATCACCAACTGTATAAGACGTAACATTAGTTCCACCGTAAGCTACGCCAATTGCTGTGCCGTTCCATACCCCTGTTGAAATGGTTCCAACTTTTGTTAAACTGGAGCTTAAAACGTTTGCTCCGAGTGTTGTTGCAGATAATACGTCTGTTCCGGCGATCTTATACGTTTTAGTACTTACAATGTTAAAATTCTGCGATGAGGTCCAAGAAGTATTAGCATTGTCATAGTTCATAGTGATTCCAAGACCACTACCAACCGTAATACCACCACCATCAGCCGCAGAGGCAGTTCCGATATCTGATGCAACATTAATATTTAAATCATCAATATTGATTGTTGTTGAATTAACAGTTGTTGTTGTACCATTAACAATAAGATTACCAGCAACCGTTGTTGTACTTGTTGCGCTACCAATAGTGATTGCAGAACTAGCGGCTGATGTTGCAAGATTTAATGTAGTTGCAGCGGCAAAAGCATTGACTGTAGTTGGCGAAGAGAAAAGAGTTGCAGAAGATTGATTTGTTGCTATTGTGCCATTATTAGCGTTAATTGTACCAGTAGCAGTTAGTGTATTTACATTTGTAGTACCAATTGTACCAATGTATACATTTGTAGAACCAGTACCTAAATTTAGCGTAGTTGTTGAGTTAGCAACATTGAACGCCCCACCTGTAGTTGTGATATCCCCACCATTTACAGCGATGTCGCCAGCAAATGTGGCATTTTGAGCAAATGTTGGAGTACCAGAAACTGTAATTGTATCCCCAGCGGCATCACCGAGTGTAATATTGCCATAGGCATTAAGAGCGCCACTTACAGTAACGGCATTTTGAAAGGTTGAATTCTGGATAAATGTAGGTGTACCAGATACTGTAACTGTATCACCAGCAGCATCCCCAAGGATTGTATTTCCTTTAACTGTAATGTCACTGTTAAAAGTAGCGGCCTGTGTGAATGTCGGGACACCAGATACAGTGATCGTATTAGATCCTGAAGTTCCTAATATAAGATTACCATTTATGGTATTAGTACCATTTGACTTACCAAAATTAATCGTTGTAGCGCTGCCGCCTAAATTAAGAGTGGTAAGATTTGTATTTGCTAAGTTGAATGTCGCTGCTGTAGTTGTTAAATTAGAGCCATTAACAGCAAGGTCACTTGAAAATGTTCCACCTACACCAGAGATGTTGCCAGCATTATCTACTCTTGCAAGTACAGTACCAGTGTAATTCTGCCATTGAGTTAAATCTACCGATTGTCCGGAAGCCCCTTGTGCAATGTATACAACATTTGTAGAGGCAGCGGGAGTTACTGTTATGCTATTTGGAACTCTAAAAACATTATAGGCCATTGGACCTCCTTAAACCTTATATTAGTATTTTATATATTTTTACGTATGTATTTGGATAGGTTGCAGTTGCGTATAGGTTGATATATCCATTATACATCTGAGCATCTATTCTAACGAGTTGCTGGTTATTATAAAGTAATCCATATAACGTTATATACACATTAGATTCTTTATACACAGCTAAACATTCTAAAATTTGAACATCGCCGGATTTTTCGGCTTTTATAAGATATTTTATAGCATTTGAGCTTGATAAATCTACTATAGTTGGAGATGTGTCCAATAGAGTATAATCAACAGTGCCATCTAAACTAACATTACCAGTAATGACTGGTGAATTTGCTAGAGCGCCATTTATGTCAGACGATGAAAGAGTTTTAGTTGTGAAAGTGCCATTGCTATTTGAATAAAGAAATTGTCCACTTGATGGTGATGTTGAACTATCTAATACTATTGAAGTCTTAGCAGGATATGTAACAAACAATGTAGAAGACTGGGATATATCTATTAATTGATTATTATTTGAGCTTTCAAAAACAATGTCTCTATTAAAAGTATTACTAGAACTAATATAAGTCCCTTCGCCAGTTTCCCAATCTGATCCTGCTACGATACCGTAATAAGTTTTTATATTACCAGAACCAAAAGCTCCAAAATCCTGAAATCCACTATAGGCAGATCCTACTGTCAAATTTCCACTTCCAAGTGTGTCTATATTTACTTTTACCCTGTCTTTAAGCATCCTTTAGAAATCCTAATTAATAATTGTTTTAAATATTTTTATTGTAGTATTCGCATATGATGGAGTTGCATATAGTACTATATTAGATCCAGAATAATTTGCACTAAAATTGACTAGATTTCCAGATGAGTATACAATTCCATACTCTGTCATATATGAATCTATACCATCAGAAGCAAGCAATATTTCTGAGGTGTGAATCGCTGTTAAATATGTTGCTTTTATTATATATTTTATACAATTTCCAGACGATATTGGATAACTATCTATAGCAGTCTGAGCTGTGGAGGAGAGTAAACCAGATGAAGTACCATCTAAAGTTACAAATCCCAAAGAAGATGTATTTTCACCTCCGCCACCAGTTATACCAGAAGGTATCCATCCACTACTTGTCCATGCTAGAACTTGTCCAGAAGTAGGAATTCCTGTGGATACGGGATATCCTTGTATCTCGGAAGCATTCCAATAAGGGTTGCCGCTTCCAACTTTAACCGGAGCTAAAGAAACAAGCCACTGAGGATTGATATATACGCCTGTTGTATATACTATGTTGCTTGCGGTTATCTTATTTCTTTGGATTACAGGCATTATTTTTCTCGATATAGGTTAAAATTAGATTGCCTAATTATATACATATTAAAAGACTGTACGCTACCATCTATAATAGTCAAATTTAATTTTAAAGCTCTCATTATCGAGGACGAAAATGAAAGTAAATTTTTTATATAAGTTTGCATTAGTTTAAGGATACCTTTAACGCACCACTAGAAAATACAAACTGGTCGCCAGTTCTAATATTTCTTGGTGAGTTTAGTTGAGCAAAAAATAATACATTTCCACTTGCTGGATCATCAGCTAGAAAAACTCCAGACACATATCCAATATCAGCAGTTGCAACTGGAAATTGGACTTGAAAATTATTGTGCGTTACACCCGATACTACTCCAGAATAATATGGACTTATCCAGTTTAATGTACTAGATGCATATGCTTGTCTTGCATATCCACCTGTAGACGGTTCATTAACTATGCCAGATTTAAGACTTCCGGAATCAAATGCTTGGGTTAATCCAATATATAATGTTGATGGAGCGGTGTATGGAATTCCTCTAAATAACTGATTAAGCAATCCAGATTCTAAGTAATGAGTTGATGCTGCCATATTGTTCTCCGCAATACAATTTAGAGGTGTTGTTTATGTATTATACACAATAAAAAAAGGGCGGGCTATAAAGCCCACCCTTTAATTTTAATTAATTTTTAATTAGAAGCTAGCGGCAAGAACACGACGGTTATCTAGCACGCCGAATCCTAGTTCAGCCCAACCGTAGTAACCTTGACGTTGGTTACGGTGTAGAGCTTCGTCTTCGAAGATTTCAACTTCACGACGAACTGGCATAACAAAGCTGTCACGATTGTTGAGGTCAAGACCAACAACAAGTTCAACCTTGCTAGAACCAAGTGAACCACCAAGATCGTTAACGAAGAAGTTTTGATATTCTTGGCTGTCACCTAGTTCGAATAGGTCTGTCAAGTTAACACCAAAAATACGTGTCATTGGAGCGCCATCGCTGGCTGATTGGTAAACTTCACGACGTGAAATTTCATCCAATTGATCAATACCCCAGTTACGAATGTCTTCGATAGCTTCTGGTGATAGGAATAGGTCTGTAAGACGACCAGTTGCAGTAACAGAGTTACCACCACCGTTACGTCTCATAACTGTCTTACATAGAGAAATAAGTCTCTTTGTGAATTGACCTTGAGCAGCATCGCCATCATAAACCAAGATGTTACGGTCAACTGTGGCAGCAAGAATTGTGTGCCAACCGTCATCATTGATCTTCTTAACGAAACCGGCTTCAAGAACTTGCATAGCACGAGCTACGATATCCCAACGAGCTTCACGAGCGTAACGTAATAGGAAGTCAATGCTGTTGGTGATGCCATAGGTATTAACCATGACGTAATCGCCTTCAACGTGCTTCTCTGGAATACGACCGTGACCCGGATTGGTATAAGCGGTGTAATCGCGCTCTGTTCCCGGAGCAAGAAGGTCAAGTGGGAACTCAGGTTGTGAACCCGGTTCAATAACCATTTTTTCATAGATGTTGCTAACAACATCACCATACATAATACCCTTACGCAAAGGAAGCTCAAGTGCTTTGGCGATTTCTCTTTGCGCGTCGAGAGCTACAGATTTATCTGAGCTACCCGATTGTGTTAGTAGATTAATAAATTCTGGACTTGGACGTTCTAGTGACATTCTGATATTCTCCTATTTCTTATTTAATTATGGAAGATTGATTTCAACTTTAGCATAACCGTCGCCATCTTTTGCAGATAGGAAGCGACCGATTGGTTGTGCGCCACTGTCAAGAGCCAAAGCTCTTGTTGAAGTAGAAATTAAACCGCTATCAGCAAGATAAGCATAATTACCAGCAATTGGAGTACCAGTAGCATGGATCTTGTTTGTTACAACATAACCTTTACGTAGGATTGTAACTTTTCCACCCTTTTGGATTTCGTTCTTGTGCCAGTTAATGTGCTGACGAGTTAGGTCTAAATTAACCATGTCATTTAGAAGAATACCAACTGGAACCAATCCAGAAGGATTAGCAGCGTATGTAACTACGTTTAGTGACGAGTCCATTGAAGCACCCGATGGTGATGTTGAAGCACCAACAATGCCTGTAGCATGAACTGCAACGCCACCACGCTCAGCAACTTCATTCATGAAGAAACTAACGTCTGTTTGGAATTCGAAACGATCTGATTTTAAAGCCATTTTAGATAAGCTCCTTTTTTATTACTTAATATTAGCTGTTGATTTTAGAACTTTTTTACTGAACCATTCACTTGCGAAAGATCTAGTTGATTCTTCTTCGCCAGCATCCACCATTGGAATTTGGTTTGATGTGGCTTCTGCTGTTTCAAGGGTAGAAGCATCTGCTTCATTTGCATCTACTTCTTCTTCAGCTTTACCAACCTTCATCTTATAATTTCCATCTGGCTTTGTTCTTGGATAAAGATCGTCACCTGAAGGGCTATATTTTGGGGCTGGAGGTGTTTGCATTGGAAGAGCATTTGTCTTAACCTTCTTGATAGCTGCAACAACAGCTTCAAAGGCTTCGTCAGCAAGAGCTTCAAACTGAGCAACTGTTCCTTCAACATCAGCATCTGGAACACCAGCTTCAGCAAGAGAGGCTTTTCTCTTTTCCATCATTTTTTCTTTTTTCATTTTTGTTAATTCTTCTTCAGCAGCAGCTTTGGATTGCTTAGCTTCTTCAGCTTCTTCTTTTGCTTTTTTAGCTGCTTCGGCTTCTTCTTTAGCTTTCTTAGCTTCTTCTTCAGCCTTTACTTTCATTTTTTCTTTTTCTTCTTCGGCTTCCTTTACCTTGGCTTCAGCTTCTTCTTTTGCCTTCTTGGCATCGTCTTCAGCTTTTTTCGCTTCGGCAAGTTCAGCTTTCAAAAGTTCTAATTCTGTCATATTAATCTCCTCAGCTTGTGATTCACTAAAGTTAATATTTTGGTTTGAATAATTTAAAATAACGCTTCGAGGATTTGCAGGTTTCTCTACTAATCCTACACCAGAAAATGAAAAGCTGCGCAAAAGTCTTCCAACTTTGTACCCATCATATTCACCTTTGCCACCATAAGCTCTTAGGTGCTTTGTCAAAAATGCAGAGGATTCTTCACGTTTGACTATCTTTTGATTACCTTTAGCATCAATCATCGCATAGTCAAATGCTGGAAATAAACACTCCATCGAAACGTGCCATTTTTTACCCGAAGATATGTCAGCACAAATTTTTTCCATTCTATCTTTCAGTTTTTTATCAGACCAGCTCTTATATAAAACGGAACCAGTAACGATATCAAACTGACTAGGAACTTGTGACATATCATTAAAATCAGGAAGAATGTTTCCACCATCATCCATCGCATAGCAACTAATCATATGTCCGATGATATCTTTTTCATCGTGCATATAATTAAATGGCTTATCGACTGGTGAATTTCTTGCTGTCCACATTTCAGATGGATCAAAAACATCATCGTTCTTATTCCATCCAACGCTAGCAAGAATAGATTTAACATAAAACAAATCATTAACAGAAGCTGTTTCTGCGATTGCTTTATTATTTTTTATACTATTAATTTCTAATTCAGTGGGCGTATAATGAATGGCTTCGGCGCATAAAGCTATTGAATTCGCCTTTGCAACCATTTCGCCAATACCATCTTTTATTTCTGCCTTATATACATGCATAATATTTACCTCTTAAAACAATATACACGTTATTCTTCAATTTCTTGAATTTCTAGTAAATCAACATAGACTGAAGCGTATATATATTTCATTTCATCCACTGTGGGTTTTCTCGTATGAAGATACACAAAATTATCAACTTCAGCGTTAACTTTAGATAAAAATGCCTGAGAAGGTTTTCCATTTTGATCAATTAGATCTTTGATAATCTCTGGACTTAGCTCAATAAAAGGTTCTATATTAGTTAATATACATAGTTTAAAATATTCAAGTTGATCAAACTCAGCTTTTGTAAGAGATCTTACGTTTTTCTTACCATAATAATCAAGCATCATAGGTGTTATTTCTTCTGCTATTGACTTTTGAACATCGTATGCCCATAACTTTGCAGCAGTTTCACCTATTGTTTTAGTTTTACGCTTAATTACATCTTTTTTACCAGATGGTCTTCCACCTTGAGGTGCTGGGGTAGCTTTTGGAGCATCTGGATTTGCTGGTCCAAAACCCGGCGGCTTTGCAACTGGAGGTGCAGGAATTTTTCTTTTTGGTAAATCCAACTCATCATGATAATATTCATCTGCTAAACCATCTTTAGTAACAAGTACCTTAGCAACGTCATTTCTAACATTTGGATTATGATATGGACTTGATTTAAATGGTGTTCCGACATCTGTTCTTCTGGCTTGTTCTTCTCTTCTCACTCTTAATCTTTCTATTTCTGGTATTTCTCCAAATCTTTCAAGAAGAGTTTGATCAGATATAACATTTCTATCTGCTAAATTAATAAGAAGCTGTTTTTCTGCTGCTTCATCAGATAAGATAATATTATCAAATCTAATTTGAGCAGGTAGCTTGAAACCCATAGCCTTTTGAATATGCTTGATTTCTTTATCCCAGAAATTAACAAGCAATCCACGACCATATTCTAATCTTTCAATTAATGTTTTTAAAGAAACGTAATTATTGGCATAGCTTCCACCGCCAGTACTTGATCCTGCTAAGCTAGGAGGAATTCCTAAACCTGCATAAATACTTGTAAGCACTGGTTCATACTTTTCTTTTCCAAGAAATTTATATGCATCTGAAGAACTTTCTTTGAAGTCTAACTCTGGACCCCAAATTAAGTCCATAGTACCACCACCAGTATTAGAGGCAATGATATCGCGTAGTTTATTGATAACATCTTTCTTAGGAATAATCTTATGCTCAAGACTACCAACTCGCCATAAACGAATTGACGAAATAGCACCGTCAAGAGCGGCAATATCAGCCAGCTTCATTTTTTCAAGCATGATAAGATCATCCAAGATAGCGTAAAGCATAGGATTAGCCCATACTAACCAGTCATCTTTTTTATAATAGATAACTTCAATTGTTTCTGGATCTAATCTTAATTGGCGCTTACCCTGTTTAATCTGGGCTTGTATATCGGGTGGTAATTTAGAAAATGTTTGTTTGCCACTCATATCAGCAGCAGTGAATGTATCATAGGTGGTCTTTGATAAGTTTAATACATATATTGGATCACCTAAAAACATACCATTATAATAATTAAGAACATCGATAGTTAATGGATTTAAGAAATCATACTGCCAAGGAATTTCTCTTTTTGCATATCTTTTATCAACTATTTCAAGATCAGCAGCTACAGATCTTCTAAGCTCTTCTTCTTTAGCTACGCTAACTCTAGCCGTGCTTCTTTTGACTACGACATTTCCACATCTATATAAATAATTAAGAAATCTTTCCGATTTTTGTTTACCATTAACTTGTTTAAACCAAGCCTTGTAAAACCTTTCGATTGCTTTATTTGGATGTACTATATCAATTCCTTGTGACGCAAAATCGCCCATTAAGTCAATAACATTTCTAATGATACCAACTCTATCATATGCATCCATCGACATTTTAAGGATACGTTTTTGACGAGTAGGAACCGCTTCTTCTGGACGAAAACGATAATAGTCATTTCGTGTTATACTTGTACGTACAGATCGATTAGGTTCAATATCGATATACGAACGATACGAGTATCCAACGGCTTTTTGAATGCCGCCATTTTCTTCATAGGCACTAGAAGCCTCAGAAAATGCCTTTTGACGAGAAGATTCATCTCCCCAAGTTGAATAAAGTTCAGGTTCATGAGCCATTAGTATTGTTTCTCCAAGTAATTGTATTGGTAATTCCATTACAATATATTACACATTTCACCAGTAATTATTATAAATATCTTTCATATTTTCTGAAAACCAAGCTGGACCTGAATATAGATCGTTACCAATATCATCTCCCTTTACATATCCCTGTGCAAAACCAACATTTTTATAGTACTCTTCATCATACTTAATTATGTTTTCGGCCTTGTCTAAATTTCTTGCTACCCAATTAGCCATTAAGAGAGCTGAATATCGGTCCTTACGTAATTTATTCTTTTTACCGCTACGTGTATCAGGAGTATCCCATCTTTCTCTACCATTCTGAGTTTGTGTAATAACAATTAAAGATAATTCATTTTTTAAATCTTCAATCTCCATAACGCAATCTTCTAGAGTATCATGAGTTCTATTAGTTCTCTTGTCTTCTTCAAGAGATAATCCTAGACTAGCAGCGTCGAAAAATGGAAATATAACCATTTTATCTTCCATGTCTTTTCTAAGACCGTGATTTGCCTCGCCCGTCCACTGCGCGCTTGCGAAATTTATCATTTCAATAATATGTAAACCACTTTCACCATCTGTGTCTGCTGGTTTATCAGGGTTTATTTTCGGCCAAATAGGAGATTCGCCTTCTTTTAATCTTTGTTTATCATGTAATACTTCCATTACTGCTATACCACCACCTTGTGGGTCCATAGCAATCTCTACAGTTGGAAATATTTTCATTAAGTTTCTTATCTTGCGTGCGCAGTATCCATAAAAGTCGTTTTCTTCTGTAAGATTATTTTTTAAAGATTCTCGGTGACGCTCTCTAGTTGTAGTCCAACAATATACAACTCTTCTGTGATCATCATTAACTTCTAGAACAACAATGGAAAAATTATCTACTTCAGATGCTGGGTCAACACCTATTACATATCTTTTATTTGGATTTCCTTTAGTTTGAGCTTCAAAAAATACTTCTCCACTCGCTAGGGTTATCGGCTTGGTTTCTGAACAGACACAAGATTCAATCAAGCTACGTTTAAAAAATCCTTTACTATCTGTAGAAAAACACGCACCGTATTCCATCTGAAAAATTCCAGCATGTACTGTTGCCCTAGCTCTAGCAATTTGTCCTTCGTCCATAAAACCGGCAGGGAGCATGTCAACAGGAATTCTATATACTCCATAGTCTTTCCAATTGAAATCTTCTGGAACTTCAGCTTTAAATACTTCAGCGAGTTTTCCCTTATCTCCTTTACTTTTAACAATAGCATGGTATCGTTTCCAATAATCTGCAAAGTGATTGAAGTCGTAGTATGCGGTTCCAGAAAGAATAATTTGGTTAGATCTATAAAACTCTGAATTATCCACGGCTTGATCTAATTCAATGCCAAGTTCTTTAGCCCTTCTTTCTTTTGCGCGAGCCTTTACTTTTTCAATAGGAGAACTCGCAACTGCGGCAAATCCCGCTACGACATTTTCAAAAATATCTCTTGGAATAGATGCAAATTCGTCTGCCACAATATCATTTGCGCGCTGACCTCTAATTTTTTGTCCATCTCCAAGTGGTAAGAATGTAATAATACTTCTATTTATGCGAACAGTACAGCGGTCAACGTCACGGGTTGTTCCGCTATTTTGATCGCATAGATCTCTAAGAATAGGCGCATTTCTCCAAATATTTTCCGCGTATTCAAATAAAACTTTTGATTGTCGGAACGCTGCCCCGACAACCACTATTTTCCGTTCCGGCAAGAAAAATGCACGCAACATACAATATAAAGATAATAAAAAAGATTTACCAAAACCACGGGAACCAACAAGCATTGGAAACTTCCTGTTCCACATGTCATACAGTATTAGAGCCTGTGTTGGTGAAATCTCTACATTAAATATATATTTACAAACAAAAGAAAAATATTCTGGCCTAGTCATAAGCCATGCAAGCATTTCTGGAACTTTTGTTTTATCTTCTGCTGCTAAATCAAAAATATATTCAAGAGGATTAAATAAATTATCCTCATTTACTTCTATTCCTAGCCAAGCATCATTTAATTTCTTCTCTATAGCGTTCATAGGTTCTCTTCATTAGTGATAAAGCGGCTTTATTTGCAAAATATTTACTTCCTGCAAATATGATATTAACATTATATTTTAATTGGATCTCCATAACTACTTTTAAGAGGTATTTACCAGTAATTTTACTTTGTTTTTGAAGTTTTTGATTAGGTCTATGGAATGGGTATTCAATCAAATCCTTCAATGGAAACTCACAAATAATAAAAGCATGATTATAAGACTGCATTCTAGCCAATTCTCTAGTAAATCTTTCATAATCACGCCCTAAATTACCAGCAAATTCTTCAATACAACCTTTTCTTTCAATTACGAGCTTGTCTTCCATGCCTTTTACAGTATAATCACCTGTTTTTAAGGTTCCAAGCTCTTCAGCTACTGTATGCTCATAGTGAAATTCCCAAGGAGTTTGCTCTCTTGTGTCTCTAATAATAATAAAATCAGGTTCTTTTTGCATTTTTCTGTACTATTGCTAAAAATGATGATTGAAAATATACTTCTTTGCCAGTAATATCCTTGTGACAACCCTTACAGAGAGTAATTCCGTTTCCGGGATCAAATCTTAGAGTTCCAGCGTCTGCCCAAGTCATAATATGATGTACTTCTAACTGTTTGCGTTTACGGGATTTACACATTTGACATGTGTACTTGTCCCTTTTTAGAACCGTTATCCGAAACTTTACATATAGTGGGTCTTGATAGTCTCGCTTCTTCGACATCGCTATGTACCATTCTTTCTACAAGTTGACTAAACGACACTTCAGGCTCCCATTTTAATTGCTTTTTCGCTTTGGAAGGATTTCCCAAAAGAAAATCGACTTCAGCAGGGCGGTAAAAAGCAGGATCGACCACCACATATTTCTCCCAATCTAAACCATATAAGGTAAATGCTTCATTTAAAAACTCTTTAATAGTATGAGTTTCACCTGTTGCGACAACATAGTCATCAGGCTTAGGCTGTTGAAGCATCAGCCACATAGCTCTAACATAATCTTCCGCATGACCCCAATCACGACGAGAATCGAGATTACCAAGTCGTAGTTTAGGGAATTTTTTATCTTTATCGCTTGCTATAAATTCACCAAGCCACTTGGTAATTTTACGAGTAACAAAGTTTTCGCCCCGGCGTTCACTTTCGTGATTAAAAAGAATACCTGAGCAAGCAAAAATATTATATGAGTCGCGATAGTTACGAACCAAATGATGACCGGCCAGTTTAGCGATTGCATAAGGTGACTGTGGGTAGAATGCGGTTTCTTCATCTTGAAACTTGATAGGATCTTCACCATAATCATTAGTTACAAGTGTAAAATTTTTCCCAAACATTTCACTAGAAGAGGCTTGATAAAATCTAGTTCCCGTGCTACAATTTCGTATAGCCTCAAGACAGTTGAGAACCCCACGGGCAGTAATATCCCAAGTTGTGCCGGGTTGATCGAATGAAGTCTTCACATGTGACTGAGCGCCCAGATTATAAAATTCATCAACTTCATAGTCATTTAATAAACGATAAAGGAAACCCTCATCCGTAAGATCGCCCTCAACTAAACTAAATTTTGCATTTCCAATGCAATTAGCAAGTCTCCTAAAGTTTGGTTGGGATGTTCTTCGGTATACTCCTATGACTTCATACTTTTTCTTTAGGAGTAGTTCAGCTAAATAACTACCATCTTGTCCTGTTATACCAGTAATTACTGCTCTCTTCTTCATGTTTATCCTTCCACTGTTTCGGGGGTTAGAAATGGCTGATCCGTAATATTATCTTCATAAGTGTGAGCTTGACTTAAACGTTCTCGCTCTTTATCCATTGCCAGTCTCATTTTTTCCATCTCAGCACCGGCAGTTTTTCTAAAATCAGAATCCATAATAATTTTCTTAATCAAGGAGGCAAAAGTTGTTTTACTATCTTCGATTGCTTTAATTCTCTGTTCACGAGTACCCTTTAGATCTTTAAGCATTGCAGATTTTTTAGTTTGCAAATCTTTATAATCACGGGAGATTGCTTCTTGAGCTGCCTGAAGAACCGCAATCTGTCTATCCATGTTAATTATCTGATCATAATCGGGTTCTGTCTGATTGCGTTCCTCTTGTTGTGCGTCCTGCAAATCGTGAATTCTTTTAATGTTCTCATTTTGAGCCTTTAAACTCCTATTCATAAGAATTTCGAGTTTAATTGTATCTACGATTTGTATTTCTTCTGTATGAAACACATCTTCGCGGAATTGCGACCACATTTTCTTCCAGTGAAAGATAAACATCTCAAGTTCATCTTCATTGAATTGTTGTTCTAGATCGGTCCAATAAGCCTTTTGCTTTAATTCATTATAGGCTTCAACCTCCTTTTTATCGGAGGCTGAAAAACCTAAATTTTGTTGAATCCATAGCTTGACAGATTTGGGATCGCGATCTAAAATTACAGCGATATTTTCATACGACATATCTTTAATATGTTGTTTGATATAAGCCTGTTCATTAAGATCGAGTCTTCCCTTACGCATAAAATCTCTCCAATATATTTTTCAACTCATTAATGAGATTAACTTTTTTGGTTTTTGTTAATGACTGGTCATTTTTAAATCTTAAAAAGTCAGCTCTCATATTAGCAGGTAATTGATTGTCAATATACTCGTATAATTCTCTCTCCTCTAAAGAAGATGAGCATTCCGAGTTGACAACAAGATACTTAATATTATCTATACTAGACGCATCTAATAGCTTTTTCTTGCTATTTTGTATTTCGTGCGCCTTGCCCTCATCGGGCCTGTAGTAGTTATCTCTCTTAAAATTTTTCAGTCTATTTTTAATATGTATGGAAAGAAAATTTTCTAGTGGTCGAATCCCATCATATCTATTCATCGCTTCCATTCCAATGATAAAGGCTTCTTGTGCAATGTCGCCCTTCTCGTAGTTTGGAAAAGTATACTTACTTGCTAGTCGGCTCGACACTTTGAGAATCGTCGTTACTACCTGTTCCTCCGTCATGTTCTGTGGGATTTTCAACTTTCTTTCCTTTCTTGGTTGACTTTTCAGGTTCTGGAGATATAATGTTTGAAGGAGCCGGATCTGGAACTTGCAGGTCGGCAGCTACTGATTTTTGTAATTCTGGCGTTTCGCGCATAAGAATATTGGTCGGTATGTAAGGTCTCATGAGGCTTGCGCCTCCTTTCTAAAGTGTAAAAAGATGAAAAATACAACAATACTTAATAGTAACTATACACATTTGACAGTTGTTTCTTGGAAAAGGGGCTTACGCCTACTTATGGCAGATAAGGTAATACCTTTGGATTTTTACGAAGGTTATGAACTTGTTACTGCTGGGGGCGATGCTTATCAATTACCTAGAACTGTAGTTTTGAAAAAATATGTCAAGCTACCTGATCGTATGTATCGTCCAAATAGAAGAAATATTTTCTTGCGAGATAATTATACCTGTGTGTATTGTGAAAAGCAACTTAGTACTGAAGAATTATCTATAGACCATATTTTACCAAAAAGTAGAGGTGGGAAAGACACATGGGAAAACTTGGCAACAGCTTGCAAGAACTGCAACTGCTTAAAAGGCGACAGAACCCCAGAAGAAGCAAAGATGATTATAAAAAGATCTTAGAAAGAAATATTACTAATTATCTTATGGAGAAGTATAGCAAAGAGGAAGTCGTAATAAAGAATGATCCTTATTGCTATCTTGAAGTTGATGATTTAGATGTTGATCTAAATTTTTTAAGAATCGTATTTGGGAACTTTAGGGATGTAACAGTTAATGAATTCGGAGTACGCATTGGATATGAATCATAAAGAACTTTACAACTCCATCTTTGATTACAACGATGGAGTTTTATTTCATAAATCGACTGGTAAACAAGCCGGTAATAAAAACGATCATGGTTACGTTGTAATACAAAGCGAACACCTTGATAAAAGAATCGCCTCACATAGAATCATATATACTATGTTTCATGGTCATATCACTAGAGAATATGATATCCACCATATCGATGGCGATAAGACAAATAATAGAATCGAGAATTTAGCTGCCGTTAAAAGGGATGTTCATAACTTTTTTGGCAAGTCTAAACCAGCTCAGATTAGCAAAGTCAAAAAGGGTCAGTGGTTTGCTATCCGGCGATTCAGATATATCGGGTATAAATTTACAGACAAGACTAAAAAGGGGGTCAAGGCGATTCTCGATCAGTTTCATGACGATATTCTCCATGAGCGGGATTTGTCGAAATATGACAAGTATATCACAATTCGTCACTTCTCATACGACAAGAGTACAGTCATAGATAAAGATTTCTTAATACAGCATTATAATTATGTAGATGGAGATCTAATCAGCAAAAAAACCGGTAAAAAGCTAGGTCATCTCGCAGAGTCTGGTTACGTTCAGGTTAAGCTGAAAGGAATTCATAAAGCATTACATATACTAGTGTACATCTACCATTATGGTGACATCCCAAAGAATCTTGTGATTGACCACATTGATCAAAACCGTTCCAATAATAGGATCGAGAATTTGAGACTAGCTGATAAACACTTTAATGCTATTAATACTAAAAGACCAGTTGTTGCTGTTCCGCACAGTAATGGTGGCTGGACGGTTCGAGTTAAAAGAAGAGATCAGATATTTAGTAAATATTTTAATAAAGATAAATATAATGAAGCTGTTTCTTTTGCTGTTGCTGTTAATGAGGCGAGACAGGATCTGGATAGGATAAAAGAATTATATACTCTTGTTATATAGGGTGATACTTTATTTTTGTGGGTGTGAATTTTGTTGAACTCACCCGCCGATTTTGGCGGACCTGTACAGTCAGTCAGCTAAACAAAAAACCACCACCCCCACTTAAGGGGGTCGATGGTCTTCAAAGAACGCGACTAGTATACCTATACAGAATGCCAGTATGATGTACAGTAAGTCACCTGCCTTTCCATATATCAACGACCATTGATATGATCATAGCACTATACAAAATGACAGGCGAACCGAAAATCACAGCAATCGCTAACAGGTTCATACTCACCTCACTTTCCATACCTATTATATCGGCATAGTCAAGAAAAATCAATAGAGAATCCCCAAA